CAGTTGATACATGACTTATCTGATAGATGATTGTTTAACCATGCGACACGTTTATTGTAATGTCTTCTTGCAACTTTCTTTATCGTCTCTTTGTATTTTTCATAATGTGTCTGCATAATTATATTTATATATACATAGTATATAAAAAGCATGATTTAGAAAAATTAATTTCTATAAATAATCATGAAATTACAAAGATATTATCTTAATAGGAGACAACCATGCCTAGTACATTCGGCGTTTCACCTGGCGTTCAGGTAAGAGAAGTAGATTTAACGAATGTCGTACCTGCAGTTGCAACATCAATAGGTGCAATCGCTGGACCATTCGAAAAAGGCCCTGTTTCTAGTGTGACTACTATCAGTTCCGAAGAAGAGTTAGTAGAGATTTTCGGTAAACCAAATGCTGACAATTTCGAAGTATTCTTTACAGCTGCAAACTTTCTAGGATATACAAACAACCTAAAAGTAGTTAGAACGGAGTCTGGTATTTTAAACGCTGGTGCAAACAGTGGAGTATTAATCAGAGACACAGATCATTATTTAAATTCATTTGCGGCAGGTCAAGGTTCACACGGTGAGTGGACTGCAAGATCAGCTGGAACATGGGGTAATTCACTTGGTGTATCATTATGTCCAAGTGCAACTGCATACGAACAAGTTATTAGTTCATCAAGTTTAACAACAACTGAGGATGCTGCAGGTTCAACAACAATATCTGTTGACGATGTAGATTTAGCAAATAACGTAATCAATGTTGGTGACATCGTATCATTCTTCCAAGACTCAGCAGGTGCAACACCTGTTACTGGTGAGACTGGTAAAGAATATGAAGTTACTGCTGTTGATACAAGTGGTAACACCATGACAATTAAGAGAAAAGATGATCCAAACGGTGGTGGAACACACAATATCATACCTGATAATTCATTTATCAAAAGACGTTGGAGATTTTACGATTTATTCAATGGTGCTCCAGGCACATCATCATATGCAACAACAAATCAAAGAGGAACAAATGACGAGTTACATGTTGTAATCTATGATAGAACTGGTGCAACTACCGGGTTCTCAGTTGATTCAAACGGACAAAGAACTAACGCAGTGATAGAAGCATTTGGTAACTTATCTAAACATCCAAACGCAAAAGATGAAACTGGTGCAACACTTTATTACCCAGATTACCTTTACAACAATTCTAAGTTTATATTTTGGACTGATCATATATCTGCAGGTTCAAATTGGGGAACTAATTTAACAGGCACAACTGCATTTACAGATGTTATCGTACCTGTTGTTGATGAGTTAACTGGTGGAACAGATGACTATGCTGTTACTGCTGGTGAAACACAAACTGCATACGAAAAGTTTGAGGACGATGCAACTGAAGATGTAAACTTAATTCTTGGTGGTGAATCATCAATCGTTGCAGATACACAATCTGCATATGATACACACGCAACAATGATTAATGACATTGTCACAGCAAGAAAAGACTGTATAGGTTTTGTATCACCTCGTAGAGGTGCAGTTGTTGGAGTTACAGACTCAGCAACACAAACAAAAAATGTTAAAGATGATGCAGATACCGTTCCAAGTTCTTCATTCTTAGTTCTTGATAGTGGATACAAATACATGTATGACAAATACAATGATACATTTAGATTTGTACCTTTGAACGGAGATGTCGCTGGAACATGTGCGAGAACAGATGCAGTAGCAGATTCATTCTTCTCACCTGCTGGATACAACAGAGGTAGAATTAGAAATGCAATCAAACTTGCTTACAATCCAAATCAAACACAAAGAGATGAGTTGTACAGAGGAAGAGTCAACCCAGTGATCAATCAACCTGGTCAAGGTGTTGTTTTATTTGGTGATAAAACAGCATTGACAAATCCCTCAGCATTTGATAGAATTAACGTAAGAAGATTGTTTATTCTTTTAGAAAAAGCAATCTCAACAGCTGCTAAATTCCAACTCTTTGAATTCAATGATGAATTTACAAGAGCTCAGTTTAGAAGTTTGATCGAACCTTTCCTAAGAGACGTACAAGGTAGAAGAGGTATCACAGACTTTAGAGTTATAGCAGATGCTACAAATAACACTGGTGAAGTTATTGATAGAAACGAATTTGTCGCAGACATCTTTGTAAAACCAAATAGATCAATCAACTTTATCCAACTAAACTTCGTTGCGACACGAACAGGTGTAGCGTTCACTGAAGTAGCAGGAGCAGTATAATGGCAAACATAGACGATTTTAAAGCTAATCTTGCAGGTGGTGGTTCTCGTGCTAATCAGTTTAGAGTAACGATTACACCTCCAACAGGTATCGCAATTGGTTTAGATGTTAGAAATGCTTCATTCTTATGTAAGGCATCAAACTTACCAGGTCAAACACTTGGTGAGATACCTGTGCCTTTCAGAGGAAGAAATGTATATATCGCAGGTGATAGAGAGTTTGAAACATGGTCAACTACTTTCATCAACGATACAACTTTCAATGTAAGAAATGCAATTGAAAGGTGGAGTAACGGTATCAACGATCTTGCAGAGAACGTAGGTGTTACATCTGCAACTGATTATCAAGCAGATTTATTTGTTGATCAATTAGATAGAGATGATACAGTTCTTAAAACTTATATTTTAAGAGCATGTTTCCCACTTTCAATAGCACAGATTGAATTGTCTTACGATACAACAAATGCATTGGAAGAATTTGAGGTGACTTGGAGATATCAACACTTTGAAACAAGTGGTGTGAACTTCTAATTTACCTACTATAAATAACAGTAGGAGCTTATTATGGCAGAATTATTCGGATTTAAATTCGAGAGAATCAAGGATAGCGATAGTAAAGAAAAATTTACTCAGGCCTCATCTGATGACGGAACAGTCGAAGTCGCAGGTGGTGGCCACTACGCTACTGTCTTAGATCAAGACGGAAGAGACAGAAGTGAGTATGATCTTATCAAGCGTTATCGAGATATATCACAACAACCAGAGTGTGACAGTGCGATTGAGGACATCGTAAACGAGGCAATAGTCTCTAACGAAAGAGATCAATCAGTCAGCATCGTACTTGATCAACTTCCCTATAGAAAAAATGTTAAAGACAAAATCAGAGAGTGTTTTGATGAAACATTACAACTTCTAGATTTTGAATCAAAAGGTCATGACATTTTTAGAAGATGGTATATCGATGGTAGAATTTATTATCATAAAATTATTGATAATAAAAATCCAAGAATGGGAATCCAAGAAGTAAGATACATTGATCCTAGAAAAATTAAAAAAGTAAAAGAAGTTACAAAACAACCAAAGGCAACAGGGCCAGAACTAATTAAAAAAGCAGTTGACTATTATGTCTATAATGAAAAAGGACATAACATGAATTCAACACAAGGTGTTAGAATATCACCTGATGCAGTTACATATTGTGTATCTGGTTTGACTGATGCAAATAAAAATATAGTTTTATCATATCTACATAAAGCAATTAAACCTGTCAATCAATTAAGAATGATTGAAGACTCACTTGTTATTTACAGAATATCAAGAGCACCAGAAAGAAGAATATTTTATATTGATGTAGGTAATTTACCAAAAGTAAAAGCAGAACAATATCTAAAAGATGTGATGCAAAGATATCGTAATAAACTTGTTTACGATGCAAAGACTGGTGAGATAAGAGATGACAGAAATCACATGTCAATGCTTGAAGATTTCTGGTTACCAAGAAGAGAAGGTGGTAGAGGAACAGAAATATCTACACTACCAGGTGGATCTAACTTAGGTGAGATTGAAGATATAATTTATTTCCAAAGAAAACTTTATCGTTCACTTAATGTTCCGATCTCAAGATTAGAAGCAGAGCAAAACTTTTCTTTAGGAAGAACTACTGAGATCACCAGAGATGAACTTAAATTTTCAAAGTTTGTTCAAAGGATTAGAAAAAAGTTTACACCATTATTCAATGACATTTTAAAAACACAATTAGTTTTAAAAAATGTAATTAATATTGAGGAATGGAATGATATCAAAGAACATATTCAATATGACTTTATGAAAGACGGACATTTTGCTGAGTTGAAAGATGCAGAGATTCTAAGAGAACAATTAGATCAACTTGGCCAAGTCGAGGGTTATATTGGAACATTTTTCTCAAAACTATGGGTACAAAAGAATATTCTTAAATTAACAGACTATGAGATTGAGGAAATGAGAAAACAAATAAACATCGAGGCAGGTAATCCACCAGATGAAGGTGGAGTAAATCTTGGTGATAACGATGGTATAACAAACGAACCATTGAAGACACAACCAGAACCTCAAGAACCAGAAGGAGATGATAATGAGCAGTAAAGATATAGTTGACGCACTTGGAAAAAGTAAAGCATTAGATGCTGAGGATGCGTTCAAAGATACAATGAAGCAAAAAGTAGCAGACGCATTAGAGGATAAAAAAGTTGAAGTGGCACAAAGTTTTGTGAAGAATCACTTACCTGATGAAACACAAAGTGAAACTCAACCAGAAGAAAAGGAAGATGAATAAGTTTAACGAATTATACTCATCAATTTTCGAGAAGGATGAACACAAAAAATCAAAATCTTATCGGAAACTTGCGCCAAAAATGAAAAAAGCAGTGGACGAATTGTTTAAAAAGCTTGATACTAAGGGCTCAAATTTCCTAAATAATTTTGAGAAAACTATATCTGATGTCTCAAAAAGGTATCGTGTACCTGAAAAGAAACTATATGATTACTTTGAGAATGAAGCAATGGATATATTAAAGTAAGGAAAATATGGCAGTAGTAGTACAAACACTTAGAGATTCAGACTTTGAAACAGTAATCAAAGTCACAACAACATCAACTAATTCAGCCGCATCTATCCTAGATGCCTCTGCATTGGCAGGTGCATCAACTGATCCTAGACTATCGATAGTATCATGTAGTTGGTCTGTCGCTTCGACAACTGATATTTTATTTGATGCAACATCTGATGTTGTTGCATTATCACTAAATGGTAGTGGTCATTTTAATACACAAGCAGTAGGACTACCTGCGATAGCAAACAATGCTGGTAGTGGTGTTAGTGGTGACATATTGTTAACAAACGGATCTGCATCAGTAGGATTCGTAATATTAAAATTTAGAAAGACTTCGGGGTTCGATAACTTAAGCTAATGAATACAGTAAAACTTATAACAGAGGCGAATGATTTTAGTGCATCAAATTATATTATTGAACAAAAAGAAGACGGAAAAAAAGATTACAAAATAAAAGGTATCTTTATGCAATCTAACATAAAGAACAGAAACGGAAGAGTATATCCGAGAGATGTTCTTATGAAAGAAGTAAAGAACTATGATTCTAAGTTCATACAAAAGAAAAGAGCGTTTGGAGAACTTGGACACCCAGATGGTCCAACTGTAAATTTAGACAGAGTATCACATATGATTACAAGTCTAAAACCAGAGGGTGATAATTTTATAGGAGAAGCGAAGATAATGTCAACACCTATGGGTGAGATTGTAAAATCACTCATGGATGAGGGTGCGACATTAGGAGTTTCATCAAGAGGTATGGGGAGTTTAGACCAAAGAGGTGGTGTAAACTATGTGAAAAATGATTTTAAACTTGCAACAGCAGGTGATATTGTGGCAGATCCATCGGCACCATCCGCCTTCGTAGAAGGAATAATGGAAGGTAAAGAATGGGTTTGGGATCACGGATCATTAGTTGAAGCACAAGTTTATGAAATGAAAGAAAGAATTGAAAAAAGAACTAAAGCAAGACAAAATAAGGAACAAGCACTAGAGTTTGCGAAGTTTCTTAAAATGCTTTAATTTATAAATAATTATGTATAAATACAATAAAAGGAGAAATCCCCATGGCTAACGAACTAGACAAAACCATTGAGGAATTAGAAGCGGAAGTTTTGGCTGAACTAGAGGAAGCCGCACACGATGCTCCTAAAAAGAATGCAGCCCCAGCTGAACCAATGCAGGCTGCTCCAAAAGATGGTGCAACACAAGTAGATAAGGCTGCGAAACCTGCTGAAGTAGGTGCCGCATCTGTCGCTGCTGGTAAAGCTGGTAAAGAAATTACCAATGACCCTGCACAAAAAGGCGAAGTAAAACCTGAACCTGCCCCTAAACTCAAAGAAAAGAAGCACAAAGAAGAAGATATGATGAACAAAGAAGCGATGAAGAAAATGGAAAAACTCCATGCCGCTATGATGAACAAAGAAATGGCACATAAAGAGGCAATGAAGAAAATGGAAAAAGTCCATAAAGAAGGTGCTCACGAAGACGATGAAGAGGATAAGGAAAAAATGAATGCTCAGAAAGACAAAGAGTCTGATGAAGCAGACAGTGGCATGGAAGGTATGCACAAAGAAATGGATCATGGCAAAATGAAAGAAGATATGATGAAGGCAATGAAATCTATGAAAAAAGAGGACATGGTCGAATTATATGCTCAGTACATGAAGAGTGCTATGAACATGACTAAAGAGGCAATGTACAAAGAAATGATGAAAGGTATGGAACAAATGTCGAAAGGCAAAATGGAAAAACTCCACGCCGCTTATCATTCAGAAATGGGTCACGCAAACAATGACGAGAAAGATGCAAAGACTGAAGAGAGATTAGCATCTGTTAACGTCAAAGAACACGTTGATGCATTATTGTCATCTGATAGTAATCTATCCGAAGAATTTAAAGTTAAAGCTGCAACAATTTTTGAAACTGCTGTAAAATCTAAGATCAGAGAAGAAATAAAGAGATTAGAAGAAGAGTATCAGTCAGAATTAAGAACTGAAGTTGCTGATATAAATGAATCTTTAACAGACAAAGTTGACAACTATTTAAACTATGTCGTTGAAGAGTGGATGAAAGAAAACGAACTTGCTCTTGAGCGTGGTCTCAAAGGCGAAATCGCTGAAGATTTCATCTCAGGTCTAAAAACATTGTTTGAAGATCATTACATCGATGTGCCTGATGAAAAGTACGATGTACTTGAGGCACAAGCTGATAAAATTTCTAAATTAGAAGAGAAGTTAGAAAAAACAATTCAAGAAGTAGTTGAAGCGAAGAAATCTAACGGATCACTAATCAAAGAAAAGGTTATAAAAGATGTAACATCTGATTTAACCGACACTGAAATTGAAAAATTTGAGTCTCTTGCTCAAGATGTAGAATATACTGAAGAGGGTGTATATACTGAGAAGTTAAACACACTTAAAGAATCCTACTTCCCAAAACAGAAGGTTCAAACCGAAACACATGATGAAGTAGAAACTGGCACCGCTGTAGAGGACTTGAATGAAGACGGTTCAATTGCAGCCTATATGTCTGCAATTGGCAGAACAGTCAAGAGTGCGAAATAATAAATAGTAAGATATAAAGAGGAGAGACGAATGTTTCAAACACAAAACTTACAAGAGAAGTGGCAGCCAGTCCTTGAGCATCCCGATTTACCAAAAATTGATGATGCCTACAGACGAGCTGTTACTACTGTCATCTTGGAAAACCAAGAAAAAGCGTTAAGAGAAGACAGAGCGTTCTTAGGTGAAGCTGCACCAACAAACGCAACTGGTTCTTCAATTGACAATTGGGACCCAATCCTAATTTCATTAGTAAGACAATCAATGCCAAACCTTATTGCGTATGATGTCTGTGGTGTTCAGCCAATGACTGGCCCAACAGGTCTTATCTTCGCAATGAGAGCAAGAGCAAAATCACAAGCAGGCGCACAAGCGTTGTTTGATGAGGAAATTCCATTTCTATCAAACCAAGACGCTGCTGGTGACACAGGTGCTGGTGATCAGTCAGGTACTAACCCTGCTGTTCTAAACGATTCACCTGCTGGAACTTACACATCTGCTACTGGTATGACAACTGCACAGGCTGAAGCATTAGGTGATACAACCGATGATGCTTTCGCAGAAATGGCTTTCTCAATTGAGAAGCATACTGTGACTGCCGTATCAAGAGCTTTAAAAGCAGAATACACAATGGAACTTGCACAAGACTTAAAAGCAATCCATGGTTTAGATGCAGAAACAGAACTTGCTAACATTTTATCAGCAGAAATCTTAACAGAGATCAACAGAGAAGTGATCAGAAACATCTACTTCTCAGCTGTAAAAGGTGCTCAAGTAAACACAACAAACGCAGGTATCTTTGACTTA